CAGCCTTTCGCCCCAGCGGATCGTTCTCGTAAGCCTCGGCAGCTAGTTCAATCGTGTGCCACTGTTCGTGATTAAGCGCACGGCCAGCCAGATCGTCTTCATGCCAGCGGGTTTGAATCAAAACCTTACGCGCACCCGGAACAAGTCGCGTGCAAAAGTCGTTGATGTANNNAAGTCGTTGATGTACCAATCCCAAGTACGATCCCGGATTAGCTCGCTATCCGCGTCCTGTCGGGAACGAATAGGATCGTCAATCAATCCAAGCTTCGCACGAAAGCCCGCAATGCCCGTGCCGACGCCAGCCGCATAATATTCAGCGCCTGAGGCTAATCCCCATCTGCCGGCTGCCTGGCTGTCCTCTGCAAGCGATTGGCCTAGCGTAAGACCATGCTCGGCGATGAGGTTGCGGA